GCATTGGTTTTGGCTTCCCACCACCGCCACCACCACCGCCCAAGCGAAGCATTTGGCATTGGTTTTGGCTTCCCATCACCGCCACCACCACCGCCCAAAAAGCAAAATACCCCACCCGAAACTAATCAAGTGGGGTATTTTGTCGCAACGCCAAGGAGCAGGGCGAGTTTGCTTCTACTTGGCAAAAGCCTTGCGAATTCCTTCTTCCAAGGTAATTTTTGGCTCATAGAATGAGTTCATCAATGTTGGATCACCAACTCTATACATTACGCCAACTGGTTCAGCTTCAAGATGTTTGATTATTGGTTTATATCCTGCTTCTTTGCAAACCAATTCAGCTAACTCATTGAATGAGGTTGCCCTACCGGTGCAGAGGTTGGCAGTTTTTATATCAATCCAACATCCAACTTCAGCAGCTTCAACTACATCATCAATATGAATAAAATCTCTAACTTGTTGCCCATCTCCCCAAATTTCAAATGGGTCAGCTTTGCGCCTTGCTCTTTCAATAAATGATGGAAATGGATAGTCCAAAGGTTGATCTGATCCATATCCTGAAAATGGTCTAAATATGTGAACAGTCAAACCTTGATTCCTAGCGTGAGATGCCAACATCTCCCCGGTTAGTTTTGCCCATCCATAACTTAGGTCAGGAGTTTGAATTTCAGCCAAATCAATATCATCTTCTCTTAGAGTTCCAAGCAATTGATGTTCTTGCAAAATAGTTGGATAAGCAGCTGAAGATGAGAAATAAGTAATACATCCGGGTTTTGTTCGAAGCGCCCAACCAAACATCTCAGCATCAATTGATAAATCTACAGCGAGCGCTAATGGTGAGCCTTCAATCATTTTTCTGCCACCTACTACAGCTGCAAGATGAATGACTTTGTCAAAATGAGTATTATCGGTTCGAAAGAAATCTCTAGCATCAATTCCATTGACAATATCAACGCCAATAATTTGATGACCTTGTGATTCAAATTTTTTCCTAAAATGTCTTCCTACAAATCCAGCATCGCCAGTAATAAGAATTTTCACTCGCACCCCCAAAATTGATAGTCATATTGCCATTTTTCATCAAAGAACTTTAGTGAGGAATAAATAACTGGAGAAAATCCTGCATCAACTAATAATCCCCTAATACCCTTAGAATCCCAACCCCAATAATGCTCAGGATTTCTAATATCATCTTCTCCATCAGGAGTAGTAAGAAGTAGATATTTAGTTTTTGCTCTAATTTTTTTCAATGCAGCAATTGGATCATTTAAATGTTCAAGAGTTTCAGAGCAAATAAATAAATCAACTTTTGGAATCAAATCAATAGTTTCTTCAATTGGACCAGTAAATTCATAGGCTGGTGCAAAATCTCCAATATATTTTATTGGCGCATTTATTGAATTGATGATTGTGGCATCTCCTGCTGAAAGATCAGCAACACTTTCAATATCTTTGAACCAACTTGCAAAAGCAATTGTTGATTGAACTCTAGTTATATGATCTTGCCATCTGCTGTGATTATGTGGTTTTTCATAGATATTGGCTAATTCTTGTTCAGAATACTTTGGTCTAATTCTGATTATCATCTTTGAGCCAATAACACCTTCAAAAGATTTTGATAATCCTCACCTGCTATGTATTCAAAATAAACTTTGGCATCAGCTGTATAAACTTCTTGAGCATTGACATCTCGATACCCTTCATCCCAACCAACCTTGCCTGATACTGGATGAAGATGCTCAATAATTATATGACCTAAATATCTCAATGCGCCTAAATCTTTACCTAATTGCATCCAAAAATTGTCTAAATATAAATGAATCAATCCTGTTGGAACCATTCCATCAAGTGCTTTGACTATGTTGCCGGTCATTGCAACCGCAGTTGGCAGATTTTCACCTTGAAGCAAATCATTGCCATAAACAATTCCAGTTCCAAGTTCATCAAGAGTGTCAATAAAATTGACATCCCAATTCTTTGTTCTTGGTCTATGGTCATCACCAAGGAAAGAAAAATGTCTATATTCATCTTTGAGCATTGAAGATGCTTTATTCAAAGGTTTCGCCATTCCTTTGCCTTCTCTTGGAAGAATTATTGTTTTATCAATGCCAAGCTCTAAATAAGCATCTTTGGTTAGATCATCATCATCAATTACAACAATCAAATCTGATTCAGTTTGAGTTTCCTCAAATGAATGAAGCAACTCAATAATGTTATGAGGTCTTCCCCTGCTTGGAACAATTACTGCAAGATTCTTCACTTGATCTCACCAGCAATTGCAGCATAAGCTGCCAAGTCAATGTAAGAATCATCAACATCAGGATTATAGGCAAGCCTTGCCAATTTCAATCCAGCCATACAAAGTGCAACTTGTGCTGGAGTAATTTCTTTGTCTAAAATTACCGACCAAATTTTTGCAATTCTTGTGTGGTTTTCTTTTGGATCACCATTTTGAGAATTGCGCTCGCCCATTGTGAGCTGAATTGCTTGGATTAGAATATCTTGGCGATTCATACTAAATCACCAACATCTTTCAAATCTGATTCTTCTAATTGATAATTCAAGACTTCTCTGCCAAGAGAGCCGGTTATCTTTGGTTCTTTTGTTTCAACTATATTCACATCACACCATCCCCTGAAAGTGATTTTTGGAGTATCTGATTCAACTTCATCTGCGGTACAGAAAAAGATATAATCAGCTTTTTTCTTGATAGAAGCATACTGAGAAATTGAGATTGATCTACCCCAACTATCCCAATATCTTTCCGACCAAGTCTTGATCTCAAATCTACCCGATGATGTGTCAATATCGCACATCCCTTTCGGCGATTCAATAAAATGAGGAATTGGGTTCATATTTTGATCTTGAAACCAAGCAAACGCAGCAAACTCGCCAAGATGACCCACAAGATGATTGCTCGCCGTATTTCGATAATGTCCATTGAAATTGGCAAATCTTGCGTAAGTCTTCTCGGCGAGTTGAGTTGCCAAAATCTTTACTTCGGAATTGAGAATCAATTCCTGCATTTACTTATTTACTTTCGGTGATCGTTGGTTTTCCAAACCCAACAATAAAAACCGGTAAAGAAAGTTTCAAATTTCCTCGGTTTTTCTTTTTATAGGCACGAATTTTCACGCACACTTCCCCCCCATTGCGTTGATCACCTTTTTTATCGGATGAGGTATTGCCTTCAATTGTGGTAACTGTTCCATCAGCATTGTCTTTGATAACAATTCCAATATGTGAAATGCGATCTACGCCATCACCAGGAAAATCAAAAAATGCAAGATCACCAACTTTAGGGGTAGCAGCTTCTGCGCCTTGCCAAGCCTTTGCTTTTAGAAAAGCATTTGCTCCGGCAACTGTTGAAGTGCAATCAGGAATCTTTATTGAATTTTTACTATAAACCCAATTTACAAAAGCCCCACACCAAGGTTGATCAATTTTTTGATATTTGGTGTGATTATTGCCAGTTTCAATATAACCAACTTCGGCTTGAGCAGTTGCAACAATTTGCTCTGCTTTACTCATTATTTATCTAAAGGAGTTGTTTTGTCTTGGCTTTTGATAACAGCTGCAATATCTTCATTTCCATCGCCAGCATTTGCAGTAGCAGTTCTAAAAGCCTGTTGAATATCAGCTAAAGTAACTTTGCCATTCCAAGAAAGGATTACGCCAAGAACTGTAACTACAGTTAGAACAGCTGCGCTAAAAGCCATCAAACCGCCTTTTAGCCAATTTTGAACAAATACTGCGCCAATTCCCATTCCAACTGGAAAACTCATCATTACTAATCCAATAGTGCGAATTATGATTTCTTTTGGTATATCAAAACGCTTCATTTTGTTGCCTTTCGCTTAGTTGCTTTCTCGGTTGTTGCTTTCATTATTTCCACATCAATTTTTATGATATTTTGATTTTCAATCAATTGATCAACTTTATTGATAAGACCAGTTTGCCCATCATTGTAAAGTGCGTACTCAATGCGTGAAAGTTTTTCTTTCAATTCATCGGTATGTTTTTGAATGGCATATCTGGCAAGGATTCCTACTCCGGCAAGCAAGGTTGCTGCAACAAAAAAGTAAGAATAAACTATTGTGGCTATATCAGATGACATTTGCGCCCTTTCGGGTTATAGGTTAGATATTGATTTTAGGTTTTTCGGGTGCAACAAAGATGTCTTTTTCAGCATTGTAGGTGTCACCAATTCCTGCAAATTTGCCACGAAATCCATTAATTTCGGCATTGTAAGAAGTTTTGATCCAAGTGCCACCAAGATTGTCAATGAGCCATTGATAACCTTCATCGCCTGCTGCATCATTGTTATCTCCAACAAGCACTCTAAAAACTTTATTTTTTGAATCTATTTCAGCCCAATGTGACATATTTACACCGCCGATTTCAAGTAACGAACAATTACAAGTCCAGAACCACCAGAGCCGCCTGTTCCATCACTTCCACCGCCAAATGAACTTCCGCCTCCACCACCACCACCTGAACCTGTGTTTATAGTTGCTTGAGGATATAAATAATTTCCAGAACTTCCACCAGATGTAAAATAATTACCAAGCCCACCACCGCCTGAACCACCT